AATACCATTAGCAAACGTAGTACCATCCCAAGCCTGAGCAAAGGTATTCAGTCCACTAGTATAAGGTTGTACCGGAGTACCCGCCTGAAACGTCTGACCAGCCTTCTCCGGCCAGCCCAAAGAGAACGGGCCTTTTTGAGATAGTGACTGAGCAAATACCAGAGGGCCATGAGTTGTAAGATTAGGGCCAGCCATTTGTTTGTTACTCCTAGTTAGAGATTTTACTTCTTAATACTAAGACTTAGACACCAATATTTGGATTATAAACTGGTTTAGTCGTACCCTGAGCTTCATGTTGAGCCAGATAACTACGCTCTGAGCCACTAAGAGTCCCAGTAAGATTAGACTTTGCGAAGGCTGCTCCAGCTTCAGCGGCTTTCTTATTGTTAGTTGCATGGAGAGATTTAAGGAAAGCCCGACGAAGACCTTCATAGTAGATATTCTTAGGAATCTGCATACATACCAGATCAGCGTATACAAAATGCCTCTGCGAATCTAGAAACATATCCAGCTCATTAAGATTAACTACATCCTCAACCTTAACCATCTTGAAACCCTGAGCTACCAACTGAGCCATACGAATAGGATTTACATTACACCAGCGGGGGATATAGTTTTTATCTTTGAGAGTTACCTTAAGGAAAGAAGGATTAAATAACCGCCCTGCTGCAATAGGTACTTCCAGGTTATAAGCATCGTCTTCAATCAGATCAGAAATCTTTTTCCCAGAAGTAGCCTGTTGAGTATTTTGCTGTTCAACTAGAAGCTTACGCGCACCTTCCGTTTCGGCAGCTACTTCATCTTCAAAGACATCTTTTACTCCTTCTAAGGGGTCTTCTGTCCCCTTAGCAGTATCTGGAGCAAGAGCGGACATTTGCTTCTGAGCTTCAGCTATTTGAGCAGTAGTAAGTACAAGTTTCTTATCAAGTACTGGGTTAGGTTCAACCTTCGGGGTCATTGTTGCACTAGTCATAGCCATAATTAATTCCACCTTCTAACTGCATCCATAGCGGTTAGACTAGGGACTTCTTGATTAGAGTACTGACCTTGAGTAGCATTAGCAAGTAGACGCATAGTACACCATCTAACAAGACCTTTAGGTAATTTCCAAGCTAGCCAAAAATAGAATTTATCCATGTTAGGCCACTACTTCTAGGCCATGAATAGCCTGTTCTTTAGCTGCTTTTTCAAAGTCTTCATCTGTTAAGCCCATAGCCTTAGCAGCGTAGGAGGATTTATTATCTCGGTACTCAACCTTGACCGGGCCGGACTCAGTACCACTCTTGCCGCTATTACCGCCATCGCTAAAGCTATGAAGTGACGTGGACTTCTTCATCTCACCCTTCATAATCTTATCCATGTTCTGACCAAGAACTACGTTATAGCAGTTCTCTAGGTACTGCGGCATAGTTGTTTGAGTGATATCAGTAGTAGATTCAATGAGGGCATCTACCTGCTTCTTAAAATCTCCATGATAGTATTCCTTGGCCCCTAGTACCTCTGCCCTAGTCTGCTTAGCTACTGCCATAATAGCAACTCGCGTAGTAGCTGATACTCGTTCATTAATAAACTTATCAGGATCATTAAGCAAGGCTTCTACTCTTTCTTCCTGAGTGGGAGCTACATAGTCTGCTTTCTTCTTATCATTAGCAGCCTTAGTTCTGGCTGCATCCTCAGCGGCATACCTAGCGTTCTGAGCATCTATGCCAGCCTTAATAGCTTCCAGCGTAGTCTTGTTATCTTCACCTAATTGTTTAGACGCTTTCACTTCTGTCTCTAGCGTCTCGAATTTCTTCTCGACCGCCTTACCTGCTTCTTCATCCGTATCTGCTTGTCCAAACCACTTAGCCATTTTGCTCTCTCCTTTTAATTCGCTTCTGTATTCTTTAAATCTTTGATATTCTTTAACTCTGTAATCAACTCATCAAGCTGATGTACTGAGCCTTGAGTTCTATAGATAGTCAAAGCTGCATCAGCCTTCTTCAACATATCCATCTTGCTAATTCGTAGGGCCAGTAGGAACTGAATCAAGGCTAAGGCCGTTCCCTGTGGGCACTGAGTTTTGAGCTGGTTGCGGGCTTCTACTACTTGCGACACTTGCTGCTTGTTGGGACTGTTGGGCAAATCGCTCATTCTTTATGCTCTCTGGGAATGGTATTAACTTATCGACATTGTACTTACCGAAGACTCTAAATATTTCTCTAGTAAGAGATTGTTGGGCAAAGAGAGTATCTATGAGAAACTTTCTTTGATCTAGCTGAATCTGAGGTTGTGATATCTGTTGCAAGATTGCATTTACTGTGCCTACATATTTCTCTTGCAAGCCTGCTAGTAGAATTGAGTTCTGTCTATCGCTCTCTACATTAGAAGTAGCAGAAGAGGCCTTGAGTACTAATCCTATATTACCTGCCTTCGCATTGTCCAGTGCTTTTCTCAAGACTTCGGACTGAGAGCCATAGCGAGCCAATCGGGAGCCAATGCCTAGATGTGCATACATATCTAGGAGTTTGCGCCCAATCTTAGTATGCGTAGCCCTCATATCCATCATCTTCAAGCCTGTGCGATTATTCTGCTGTTGCAACACGGCCATTGTTCCCTGCGAGGAGTAGATACCCCGCTTACTATTAACTACTCCTGACCCATTACCTGAGATCGCAGGATCAATACCACTGCGTTCATTGGTCATGGAAATAGTCATACCTTCGGAGGTACCGTTATCTATGGCTCCACCTGCTGTGTTTAGGATTTCTATCTCATCCTTATCCGCAGGAATACCTACACCGGGGAAAATTTTAAGGCTGTTGGCAAGCTCTGAATCTTTATTAATGCGGAAAGAGACATTATTACGAATTGTCTCATTATCTAGGCGATTATTATGAAGTTGAGATACTTCTTCTTGGTAACCTTTAAGCATCTCAATAAAACCATAACCTAGATACTGATCTCCGTCGTAACCGAATCTAGTATCCTCATAGGGGAGCATGTTCTTGGGGAAGTAATTAAATACTGCGGAGAGCTTAGTCTTCGTCCCTTTATGGTAGTGCGCTATGATAGAGAAAGTCTTGCCATCGTGAACAAACTTAAAGTGGCACTCGTAGACTTTATATTCTGCATCGTATTCATTACCAGTAGCCATCATCTGCTTACTATCATTCGATAGCTGCTTCATATACGAAGCACCAGTTGTATCTGGCTGGCTAAGTACTTTCTCAGCCTTATCCTTGGGCCACACACCAAAAGCTATACGGTCTTCGACTGCTTCCCTAGTTAGAGGTACTTCCCGCGCAAAGAATCTAGCTTTAGACAGGTCTGTTACTTTATTGCTAATTAGAATTCTTTGCAAAGGAATGTTCTCTGGAGAAGGCCCATCTTTCTTTACAAAGGTCTTAAATTCATCTGAGCGGGTAAGTCTACTTACCCCAGCATCAGGTAATTCTGTGGCTTCTTCCTCAGTCAAGTACTGATATGGAAAACCTACAAAAGCCGTACCATAGGCTATGCCGTCATGGAAAAACTGTTCCTCAGTCTTATATAGCGCCAGCTCCTCTGGATCAATGGCCTGGTCAGACATAAACTCTTCAAGTATCTTAGCCTGCTCATCTGCTTCTTGGGCGGCTAAGTCTCCTGTCGCTGATATAGTCCAAAGAGGGTCTACACCATAAATAATCATTATACGAGATAAAAGCTGCTCTACTCTAGTAGCAATGAGTTGGACTATCAAATTAGAGGCATTAGGAAAAGGAAAGTTCTTAGTCTCCTGCTTCGGCTTCCCCTTTAAGAGTCGAGTCCACTCTGGTAGCACATTATCCCTAAAGTCAGAATTCTGCATAAGCAAATAATCAATCTGCTTATCAACATAATCCCACATTCTCTCCATAACATCTGAAGAGAACTTTACTTTCTTTGGAGTAATAAGTGCCATAGAGTGAACTCGATTCTTAGGGAGAATTAACTTTAGCCCGCTACTGTAGCACCAGGAATAAGTTTCGCTGTAGAGACAGCAGGAGTAGCAGAAGGAGCTACCGGAGCAGCAGGAGTATCGGCTACGCTAATTGTATCCAGTGCTGCTACAAGAGCATTAACGAAAGAAGTAGTATTAATATTGTAACCTTCAGCTAGAAATGCTTGCTGAATAATAGGATCAATAGTAGATACTACAGCAGCAAGTTTAGCTGGGCCAGTAGTCTGAGTTCCCGCTGCGGTTACACCTGCGGCTTGAGCAGTAGCTATCGCAGTCAAGGCAGTCTGTACTGCGGGAAGAAGTGCTGGGGCATAAATACTAATAAAAGGCGTAGCAATCTTACCTGCAATCTCCACAGCTTCTTCAGCCACAGGTTCTACCTTTGCAAAATCATTTTTAATATCTGTACCAATTTTATCTAACCAAGTAATTACACTCATATCATACTCTCCTTTAACTACGCTTTTGGGCTTTCTGTTATCACTTTTGTTTCTGTTTGTACTGTACTACCATCAGCTCTTTGCGCTGTCTGTAATTGTGAAAGAGCTTGAAACTTTGGATTAGAGCTAACTATTTTATCCGCACTAGCTCCTACAATCTGCATAGCATTATAAGCCCATGTTTTAAAGAATCCAGACCCAGTAGGAAGAGGAGGAGCGGCACTAATTAGGAGTGCAAGAATATAGCCTCCAATCAAGAGCACCATACCATGAGAATTGATCCAATCCATTATTAGTGCCCCTTGTAGTAAGAGATAACATTATCCGCTAAATGTCCTAGTAAAATAGCAAAAAACATAGCTGCTCCAACATAAGCTGATAACTTAGCCCATTGTATCTTCATTTTATCTACATCTATCCTCATGCTCTTTAGCTCCTCAGTACAGGCATCTTGGTTTAGATCACCATAAAATAATCTAGTAATTATCCCCGGTTGCCCATTTCCACTATCTCGATACAGAACATCATCATGCTCCCAGATCTTTTTCTCTTGTTCTTTTAGTGTCATACTCTACCCCAAGTATTTTATTATGTTCTCGCACTAAGTTCACGGTATTCAGTATAACGCTGATTAAGAATTTCTTTAACATTATTCGTATGACTACTCTTATCCCAAACTTGAGGGCCATAGCCAAGAGTATCTAGCACGTCTCTAAGTCTTCCTGCTGGATAGGACTGATACTCTTCGAGAAATTCCTGTTGACCAGATTCATTGATAAAGAATTCCCCTCGCTCAAATATTGGGCCAAGAGACTCAATTCTAATTGCCTTTGCGTTCTTTGTCTTAGGAGTCTTAAGTTCAATAAAGTGGACTCGTTTGAAGAATTCATTTTCAGCTCTTTTCTGTGGGAGTAGAGTCTTAAGATGATAGAAGAGGAACTTTTGAGCAGCTATAGTTTCTATATATATCTCTGTAACCTTCCAAGCTAGGGCCATGTTGAAGATAGTTTGAATAAAGACTTCAGGCGAGGAGGATTGAGCCCATACATCGAGAAGATAGATACGCTTAGGTTTTTCATGAATCCCAGTTACAGTTATCGCTGATCTACAACGACCTTCGTTTCCAGAGTGATTAGGGTCTACTATCATCACTCGCTTTAACTTAGCGGGGTTAAAATCAGGTATCACCTGTCCATCTTTAACCTGATGCTCGATCATCACCTTATATCTTTTTTCTCCGGTAGCTTGCCCATTCTCATCAATCTTATCTTCATAAGAAGAGGAGTCACGGTAGAACTTATAGTATCGGAGATACTTAACATCGAACTTGATATCTACTGGGTTGGTTGGCTCGTTAAGAAACTGACAGCTAAAGAAGTATTGCCCTAATCGTTTACGAAATCGCTCAAGCTTTTCCCAGCTAAATTCCGTCGGGAATATCGGTATACCTTGAGGATGTTCCTTGCAGCAACCTCCGAGAGCAGAATGTGTATGGCTCTTAAAATACGGTTCATTAGCACGTATCCATGACGAAAGATCATAATATGCCCACCTATTCCCAACTACTATCTCATCTAAGTCCATATTACCATACTCTTTAACAGAGTCCATCACACCAACTATGAGTTGATGATAGGCAATAGTATTCTCCATCTCTATTTCTGATTCCAAGGCTTTCTTGCCAACAAGATCATCTTGAATTATACCGCCGTCATAATGCCTTGACTGGAGAGCCGCGCCCACTCCAATGAAGTCAAAAGTTCCTTCACCATCATAGGATGTACCACTTCGCTTATGATGGAGGGAATCATTAGTCCAGACGCACTTTTCATCAGGTAATATTTCCGGGAAAAGTTGTCTGAAGAAAGCATTATTTTCGTAGTGTCCACTTATTCTTACTCCTAGTTTGACAGCGTTCTTGATTGTTTCTGATACCAGAAGAAATTTTGAGTCTTGTCTGTGCGCATACTTCATCCATCTTATATACTCATTGTTATAACCTAAGTACCGCATCGACTTCTCATCTTCCTCAGTAAAAGGAAGAACACGCCACATAGGGAAACCTTCGCTATGGATTGTGGATTTAAAATGATCTCTAGGATACTCGATAATTTCTTTAAGTCTAGGTCGTTCTAAATTCTCACACATTGGTCTATGAAGCGGGCCGTAAAGACGATCTCGGCCTAATCCAATCTTCATAAAGTAGTAGAAGGAACCAAGGCAGTTTAACCTATGGGCCGCATTGTTCATTGTAGGATTAGAGGAAGCAGTAGGAATAATCTGCCACTTCTGGATATTAAAATCAAACGCGCCTTCAGTAACAGGTAGTCCCATCCTTCGGATATCATCAGAGGAATAGGCCATCTAGTTGACTAACCTTTGGCCCGGAGTTAGTAACTCAGGCACAGCAGTTCTTTCTGTGGAAATTTCGTCCTCGGCATAGCTCTTTGGGTCTGTGAGCGAGGTGTTGTCTTGGGCAGGGGCGTTATCTTGAGCTACGCTGTTATCTAAGGGTTCTGGCAGAGCTATAGGTACAGTCACAAGTTCAGGGCTCAAGGGCTCCTCAGTAACTCTGGCTCCAAGTAGAAGGAGCAGTTCCTTGTTCTTTTCATCCTGCGCTGTAGTATGAATAGGCGGAGCAGCACTGTGCTCCATGCGGGAGATTTTAGCTGTAGCTCTATCTCTATCTAGCATGGTTTCAGCAGTCTTAGCATGATGAGGGTGAGTTCGGTCGAGGAGTATAGCTCGAACTGCATTAAGAGCTAGGGCAGATAACTCCTGTACCTCTTCTTGCTTGGCATTATCATCAAGCAATATCTTCTCATCATATTGGCTAAGGATACCAGTCTGGAGAGTGATCCTCTTAGCCAAGTATTCAGGACAAGTCTTGATATGATGAAGCGCCGGAACAGTAAGCCCCAAGTGTCTTGCTATATCCGCATCAGGTATAAATGCCGCCTCTAACCTAGCAACAATATCAATTCGACGCTGGCGCTTCCAACTGCGCCCACGTCGAGGTTTAAGAGAGACGTTACCGGATGGAGTTTGGCTTTGCATAATTTAGTTAAGGGGAATAAAGTGAAGAAGACCAAGGATTAAAAGGATAAATAGCAATAGCCCAAGACCACCGTAGCCATATCTCCAGCCACCAGGATTAGGTGAGTTGCCGTATCCTACACCACTCATTAGAATAAGTACTACAAGGATAATAATTATCATTTGAGCCTTTTACTTATGGCGAGGGTTAAGGTTATGGGAAAGGAACAGATCAAGTATCCAGAACTAAGTTACAGGCGCCGACCTGATTAGTTCCTTAAGCTTGAGTTTCTTAGCAGACTGTTCGATCATATACTTAGTCAGGACATTAATAAGAGGCGAGGAGCTATGGACTACTTCCGAAGAAGTGTCTCTGGCTCCTACCATCGGCTCGTCTCTAACTATATGTTTAGGATCAAAGTCACACATAAGCCTGTTCCTTCCCTCGTTGTATCCTAGCCCATGCGGAGCCAAGTAGTCAAGGGCTCTACTAATATAGATAGGGCCAAAGTGAAAGTATCCATGTAACACAAGGTAAAGGGCTCATTTCAAAGGTTCTGAGCTACATGGCTGCCCTTATCTTGTACTTCATCCTTATCTACTACTTCTCTACTATTACATACCTACTAATCTTATTAAGTACCGAGATAGGGCCATTCTAGATTTGGTAAAAAATTTTTAGAGAGTACCCCGGCCCGAACTTTTCTCAGATGGTTTTTTACCCCTCCCCCTCTTATCTATACCCTACCGGGGTATCCTATGATAAGGACGCTGTTCGATAATAGCACGACTGTGCGATAAAAAATAGTTGCTACCAGGTGAGCACTAGCCCTTATCATAAGATAGTGAGGATGTCAATACCACTTTAGTTGTATTGCCTTGGCCGTATCTTCTGATAGTATGTATTCAGTAACAAGCGGGGCGACTCATCACGTAAGTGGTGTGCGCGTATACTTAGTAACCGTGGAGATACTGAGCCACGGTAAACGGTATCCGTGTGCACGTCGCAGGTCTATCCACCCGCATTGACAACCTAATAGAGTCCACAACAGGGATTACTAGGCTACTGCCATGTAGCGTGCTACCTATGGTTAGCGCATCTGATACATGGATGGTGTAGCGTAAGGTTATCTGCTAAGCGATACATAGCAGTGGCATAGTCATTCCCTAGACTATGGGCTAAATCTAAATTGAGGTGAAGGATAATGAGCAAGACAGAGCAGATGCAAGAACAGGCACAATCCATCGAATCTCAGACGGCGCTGGTAGAGATATCTGAGAATCAGCTCGAAGTTATCAAGAGATTGCATCTTGATATCGGAGAGTGTGCTGCTAAGGGGTTCAACCAGCAGCTCAAAGGTGCTATTAGCTCAGCACTAACGAGTGTACGGAATAAGCACAGCACAGCGGTACAGTACGGGGATGCTAAAGAAGCTGAGTTTATTCTCGGCAAGATTAGTGATCTTGTGACGTTGCAAAGGTTGTTGAAGTAGCAAGGTAATAACTCATAGCATAGATACGGCTACCGCTAATATAGGGTAGCCTATTTGTGTTTCTAGGGCGATGGACTAACACTCATGCAATGGCATGGGAGATAGTGAGGAACACTTTTATGTACAGATATGACCAGAGTTTACATGACAGTAATTTCCTGCATGAAGATGCTATAAATTTAGCGTGGAGGAATAAGATAGCGTTTAGCTATGTTCCGTGGATAGGCTTTAGCGGATGGAAGTATAACGGGGAAACGGTGAACTGGGCATGAAAACTTTGAATCTGTTGTATGAATTGTTTTGTTTCCTAGTAATAGGAATCAGCGTGTTGGTTATCGCAGGTTTCGTAGTGGTTATGGTATGGGGAGTTTAGGTATGACATATCAGGAGTATCAGAAGCAGCGTAGGATTAGGAGAGCAGAAACTATTATATCCCGTGAGTTGGATAAGGCGGGGGATATTAGTAGCCGACGGGCACTCTCTAGTATTGATTCGGTGCATAATAGAGGGCATAATAGCAAGTTGAACACTTCCAAGTGTGCTATCAAGGCTAGTAATAAGAGGCCCCACGGGGATATATATGCCGTGATAGGGACTGGGGCCCATGAGGTGCGTAGTATCAATAAGGTTGAAAGAGTAGAGACTAAGGCTCTGGTATTTGCGAGGCAAAAGCAGGAAGAGATACGGGAATATGTAAGGAGGAATTCTAATGGCTGAACGTATTAGTGCAAGGCAAGCGTTACTAAATGCAGGTATGGAGATAGAAGATTGTATGGATTCTATTGTTCCGGCCTGTTGTAGTGAAGGATGTGAGGTAGAACCAGATGGGACTTGTGAGCATGGTTATCCTAGTGTGCTGTTAGCATATGGGATGATTTAGTTATAACTAAGAATCCAAAGCAGGACACACCCAAGACAGGAGCGTGGTATCATGTCAAATAGAAACCCAAGGATGAAGGTATATAAGAAACAGCCAAAAGCAGTAGATACGAACACTCTCGCGGTAAGAACACAGAGATTAGTGGATGATATCCCGGTTCATATTCTACTAAATCGCTCTGCACACAACTACAACTTCGATAACAGCAGCTATCGTAAGGATTACGAGGATGCGGTGCTGCATGAATTGGGATTGGACTGATATAGTTTTAGCAAACTAAAGATGCACAGGGCCAAGCTGTTGCGTATCAAGGAGATAGGCCAGCAGCCCTGCAAAGTCAGCACTAGCAAGTTTCGGCATGCACAAAGTGGTGGGATGCTCCGGTCGGGGGGCTATATGTACTATCTCTATGTTGGGGTCTAGTTTATCCTTATATAATAAAAAAAAAAATAATATA